CGATGGCGGCGACGGCTCCGGCGGGGGAGGCCTGAAAGAGCCGAAGCAAGGCTCCTTCGACAAGACCATCAAGGAATACGACGACGCCATCGCCAAGGCGCAAAAGGACTTCCAGGAACTGCAAGGCAAGTTCGAAAGCGTCCTCGCTTCCAAGTTCGATATTCACCTGGGCACCGGCGGCGGCTCCCTGCCGTGTTGGGACTTTACCGCTCTCGGTCAGCGCTACGACGTCTGCCTCACCCAGTACGCCCAAGAACTCTCCGTCATCCGCTACGTGGTGCTGTTCATCGCCGCGATCCTGGCCGGATGGATCGTTTTCTATCGCTCCTGAGGAAACGCCATGGACATTCCCTTTCTCTCCGACATTCTCGCCTGGATGCAATCCCTCTGGGACTTCCTCTACAGCGGCGTCTATGACTTCGTCACCGACGCCTTTGTCCTGCTGACCAAGATGGCCATCAAGGGCTGGTTCGAGATGCAATTGTTCGTCGCGGAAATCGGCTACAAGGCGTTCCGCGAAGTCGTCGGCGGCATCGGTATCGGCTCGACCATCACGTCCTATTACTCGTCCCTGGACGGCGACCTGCGCTCGCTGCTGGCGTTCTTCGGCCTGCCGGACGCGGTGAACATGATCTTCGCCGCCATCGGCACGCGCTTCTCCATGTCCTTCATCCCCTTCATAGGTAAGTGATATGGCGATCAAGATTCATCACGGCCCGAACGGCTCCTACAAGACCTCCGGCGCGATCCAAGATGACCTGATCCCCGCGATCAAGAAAGGCCGCGTCATCATCACCAACGTGCGCGGCCTGACCCGCGAACGGATCTTCCAAGTGATGCCGGAGACGCCCTCCAGTTGCGACGTCATCAACCTCGACCTCGAGGACCTGGATGACATGGAAAAGATGCGCACCTGGTTCATGTGGGCGCCGCGTGGCGCGTTCATCATCTTCGACGAAACCCAACTGATCTTTCTGAAGTCCTGGCGCGAAGCCGACCTCAAGCGCTTCGACTTCCCGGACGGCCCGGAAGCGGCTAAGGCAGCCGGGCGGCCCATGGGCTGGCTGGATGCCTGGACCCGGCACCGGCATTTCAACTGGGACATCATCCTCACCACGCCGAACATCGCCTATATCCGCGACGATATCCGCATGACGGCGGAAAAGGCCTATCTGCACTCCAACCTCGCCGTCATCGGCATTCGGGGCCGCTACAAGGAAAGCCAGCACTCAGCGCAGGACAACAAACCGCCGGCCCGCGACGTGATCGTCGAGATCAAGAAAATCCGCCAGGAGACCTTCGCCCTCTATGAATCGACAGCCACCGGCTCCGTCACCGACACCATCGCCGGCAAGAGCCTTTTTAGACAACCTAAGATTCTTCTATTCATGGCAATTCCGGCCCTTGCTATTGGGTCTGTGGTTTATGACGGCGGACCTCGTCTGCTCATGGGCGACCCTGTATCGCCGCCTGCTGCTGGAACTGCTGCGCCTGCTCAAGCCGGTCCTGCTGTGGGTGCTGCGCGTGCTACTGGTGCGGCTGGTCCTGATGCTGCTGATGATGTACCTGGGCACCGAGGCGTTCCGGGCGCTGCTCCTGTAGGGCATCCCTTCGCCGGCCGCGACTTCATCGTCAAGGCAACCCTGCTGTCCGCCTCCGGGCGCCGCACCTATCTGTTCGCCGTCCGGGGCCAGGATGGCAGCGAATTCACTCTCACCGATCGCGACCTGACCGACACCGGCTATGCCGTGGTGCCGCGGGGCAACTGCGCCGCGGAACTGAGCTTCAAGGGCGGTTGGTCCGGCTATGCCGCCTGCGCCGGGCGTAGCGCCTTGGGCAATGTGCCGCCGGCTCAGACCGCCGCGCCGAACGTGCCGCCCGCTGCCGCGAACGGCGCCGCCGTGCGGGTGACGGTGGTTCCTGACACCAGCCGCTTGCCGCGCTCGATCAACTGAGGGGGAGCCGATGAACTGGACAAACTATTTCGCCGCCCTGGGGCTGGCGTTCCTGGCCTATCTGGCGGGCTTTTTCTTCGCGGTGGCGGTGACGCCGACGGGGCCGGTATGGCCGCTGTAGCCGGCCTGGCCGGGGCGCGCGCGAACGGCTCGTCTCGGAGTGAGCAAGCGCCACGGCGGGGCCGGCTGACGCCCCTGTAACACGTCAGATAAGCACCCCGCGATTTGGACATTAATGGACATTGTTAGGTGAAACCATGAAGAAAGTGACCCATCAAAACCGCCTCCTGCTGCAACCCGACGGACAACTGCTGGATTCCCCCAAGGGACGGCTCTTCGTTGATTCCATGACGGGGGCGTTCACTGATCTGTCAGGCGTGCGCATTCTGCGTTGCGGCGTGGATACGGTGCGGCAGTTGTACAACGGCAAGTTGCGCCCGGAAGTCATGGCGCTGTTTGACCTCTCGGTGGATGTGGTCGAGTTCGCCGGCTACGAATGGTCCAAGGGCCGTATCGGTCGCGACTCCGGCTATCAGTACCGTCTGCAGAACGCAGAATTGGGGCTGATCCTGCTGATCAAGAATCACAACATCAAGGTCGATACCCTTGGCTCGCACCTCAAGATCGAGGTGTCGCCCCATGCCCTCGACGGTGCCGACCCGCATATCCTCCAGGGCGTGCTGGATGACTTGGCCGCTGCCGTGCTGAGCCACTGCGAGACCAACCAAGCCGCTGTGCATATCGCCCTGGACGTACAAGGCTGGAAACCGCCTCGCGATCTGGTGGATCGCATGCATTGCCGCTCGCGTCGGGTGCGGCAAATCAGCGGGATCGAGCGGATCGAATTCGACGGCAACGCCTCGGTCTACGGGCGTGGCGAGACGTACATGTTCGGCTCGGCCAACGGCCTGCAACTGTCGATCTATAACAAGACCCTCCAGGCTCGGGCCACCGACAAGCTCGACTATTGGGAAAGCGTGTGGGCCACCCTGAACGGGGATCCGTTCGGCGATGGCGACCCGGCCTATAACCCCCTGGAAACGGTGTGGCGGCTCGAATTCCGCTTCCATCACTCCATCGTCCAGCAGTTCTCCGAAGGCTCGCGTATGGCCTCGGGGGAGGTCATTGGCTGCCGCACCTATGAGGGGCTTTGCCCGCACCTGCAAGGACTGTGGAACTACGCCTGTGAAAGCTTCAAGCTGCTGAGCCGGACGGCGGTCTACGATCCGTTCTGGAGCCTGATCAGCCAGGACGCCCGCGTCCAGGTCGAGTGCGATCCGCTGATCGAGCGCACCGAGTACCGGCGCTATTACAAGACCGCCAAGGGCTTCAGTGGGCGTAACTGCGAGATGTTCCTCGGCCAGTTCATCAGCCTGATTGCGCGGGAGCGCATCCCTGCAAAAAAGGCTATTGAGTCCGCCCGCAAACTGGAGTTCTGGCACGTTATCGAAGACCACTATCTCGCCAAGGGTTGGACTCGTCGCGATCTGGAAAGGCATATCCACAAGCTCATGTGTGATCGGTATCTACGGCGGGGATACGCGATCTGATGGCGATCACCAAGCTTGAGGATGGCCGCTGGCTGGCCGACGTTGAACCGATCAAAGGCAAGCGTTTTAGGAAGCGTTTCAAGACCAAGGGCGAAGCCCAGCGGTTTGAGGCGATGGTGCGGACAAAGCATGCGCGACAGCGGGAGTGGAACCCCGTTCAGCAAGATAAGCGACTGCTGTCGGAACTTATAGAGCGTTGGTATGAATTGCATGGGCACTCGATTACCAGCGGGAGGCGTCGTAAGAATCTGCTATTGCTGATCGCGTCTCGCCTGGGCGACCCGGTGGGGCAGAGGTTCACCACTGCTGATCTGGTCGCGTTCAGGAAGCGTGAGTTGGAGGAGGGCGCTTTACCTAGGTCTATCAACGTTCGCTATTCGTATCTGAAAACAGTATTCACCGAGCTTCGTAGGCTCGGCGATATCGACTATCCGAATCCTTTGGATCGTCTCAAGCCGTTGAAGCCTCAACAGTCGGTTGTATCGTTCCTGTCTAAGGATCAGGTAGCGGTGTTGGTGTCAGCGCTCCGGGACTATTCGACCTTTCCCCACTTGGCATTGATTTCAGAGGTCTGCTTGGCGACGGGGGCTCGCTGGTCGGAAGCGCAAGGGTTGACTCTGCCCATGGTCCGGGATGGATCGGTGGTCTTCTCCAATACCAAATCAAAGCGTGTTCGATCCGTACCAATCTCGACAGACTTGCAGGCTCGACTTGAGAAATATTTCGCCGGTCGGAATCGCTTTCCCTCTTGTCGGGAGGCGTTTGCACGGATGGTGAAGCGTTGCGGTATCGTACTGCCAAGAGGGCAGTGCACCCATGTGCTACGCCATACGTTCGCTTCCCACTTCATGATGAACGGTGGAAACATCCTGGCGCTGAAAGAGATTCTTGGGCATTCGTCGCTGAACATGACCATGCGCTATGCGCATTTGTCGCCGGAATACCTGCGGGACGCTATTCGACTCAACCCGCTGGCGGATTTCGACAGTTCTTCGACACTTGCCGAGACGTCCTAGATTTTTCCTTTGCATATCAATTAGTTATGAGCGCTGATTCGGCTTTGCCGATTTGTGCGTAAAATAGCCAGCTTTTCTCCTCGAACACCCGGATTCCAGAGCACCATGGGCACCCTTTCGGTCAATCAGAACAAACTGCAGAAGCGCCTGCGCCGCCTGGCCGGCGAGGCCATCACCGACTTCAACATGATCGAGGATGGCGACAAGGTCATGGTCTGCCTGTCCGGCGGCAAGGACAGCTACACCATGCTCGACATCCTGCTCTACCTGCAGAAGGTCGCGCCGATCCGCTTCGAGATCGTCGCGGTGAACATGGACCAGAAGCAGCCCGGTTTTCCCGAGCACGTCCTGCCGGAGTACCTGAAGTCGATCGGCGTGGAGTACCACATCGTCGAGAAGGACACCTACTCGGTGGTCAAGGAGAAGATCCCGGAAGGCAAGACCACCTGCTCGCTGTGCTCGCGCCTGCGCCGTGGCACGCTGTACACCTTCGCCGACGAGATCGGCGCGACCAAGATGGCCCTCGGTCACCATCGCGACGACATCCTCGAGACCTTCTTCCTCAACATGTTCTACGGCGGCACCCTGAAGGCCATGCCGCCGAAGCTGCTGGCCGACGACGGGCGCAACGTGGTGATCCGGCCGCTGGCCTATTGCAGCGAGAAGGACATCGAGGCCTATTCCCAGCTCAAGGAGTTCCCGATCATCCCCTGCAACCTCTGCGGTTCGCAGGAGAACCTGCAGCGCCAGGTGGTCAAGGAAATGCTGCTGGAATGGGAACGCAAGTCGCCGGGGCGTACCGAGATCATGTTCCGCGCCCTGCAGAACGTGGTGCCGTCGCAACTGGCCGACCGCAACCTGTTCGACTTCGCCAACCTGCGCATCGACGAGAACGCCACGCCGCGCTTCCTCGACGTGATGAACCTCTGAGCCGCGCCGCGGGTCAGTTCTTCTCTCCGGTCTGCAAGGATTCCCGATGCGCGACTACGCCTGGATGTACGAATACTGCCTGAACCGCTTCGGCTCCAGGGAGGCGCTGGAAGCGCGCCTGCCGCAGCCGAAGAGCGCCGCCGAGCTGCGCGCGGTGGGTGACGACCGCTACCTGTCGCTGATCAGCCTGCGGATCTTCCGCGCCGGCCTCAAGCACAGCCTGGTGGACGCCAAGTGGCCGGCCTTCGAGGAAGTGTTCTTCGGCTTCGATCCGCAGAAGGTCGTGCTCATGAGCGCCGAGCATCTCGAGCGGCTGATGCAGGACGCCCGCCTGATCCGCCACCTGGGCAAGCTCAAGAGCGTGCCGCGCAATGCGCAGATGGTGCTCGACCTGGCCCGCGAGCATGGCAGCTTCGGCAACTTCCTCGCGGATTGGCCGGAAACCGACATCGTCGGCCTGTGGAAGCTGCTGTCCAAGCGCGGCAACCAGCTCGGCGGCTTGTCGGCGCCGCGTTTCCTGCGGATGGCCGGCAAGGACACCTTCATTCCCAGCGACGACATGGTCGCCGCGCTGAAGGCCCAGGAGATCATCGACAAACCGCCCACCAGCCTCAAGGACCTGGCGGCCGTCCAGGGAGCCTTCAACCAGTGGCGCGAGGAGAGCGGTCGGCCGCTGTGCCAGCTGTCGGTGATGCTGGCGCATACGGTCAATCACTGAGCTAGAGGCTCAGCCGACCGCTGCCGATCATCCACAGCGCCGCCAGCGCGAGGACCAGCACCAGCGCCGCGACGCTGCCTTCGGCGCGATTGCCGAACGCCGGCAGGCCGCGCTGGCGACGGGCATGCAGGAAGAAGCCGAGGCCCGGCGCGTAGAGGATCATCGACAGCAGCAGGTATTTCAGCCCGGCGGCGTAGATCAGCCAGACCCCGTAGAGCGTCCCCAACAGCGCCAGCGCCAGCATCGCGCCCGAGTGCGGGCGGCGCGCCACCAGCTTCAGGCAGAAGCCGGCGCAGAGCAGGTAGGGGATCAGCGCCATCGAGGTGGCCAACTGGATCAGCGCGTTGTAGCCCGAGGCGTTGAGGAAGGCCACCAGCAGCAGCGCAGAGATCAGCGTGCTGGTCAGCCACAGTGCCGGCGCTGGGGTTTCCACCGCATTGGTGCGGCCGAACAGTGCCGGCGCGGTGTGCGTTGGGCCACGGCTGGCCAGGTAGAGCATTTCCACCGCGAGCATGGTCCAGGCCAGCAGCGCGCCGCCGACCGAAACGATCAGCCCGACGTTGATCAGCGTGGCGCCCCAGGGGCCTACCGCCGCGGCCATCACCTGGGCCATCGAGGGGTTCTTCATCTGCGCCAGTTCGTGCTGCGGCACCACGCCCAGCGACAGCACCGAGACGCAGACCAGCAACAGCAGGGTGACCACGAAGCCGAGCAGGGTTGCACGGCTGACATCGGCCGCGTGCCGCGCGTGGCTGGCATAGACCGTGGCGCTCTCGATGCCGAGGAATACCCAGACGGTGTAGAGCATGGTGGTTTCCACCTGGCGGGTGACGCTGCCCAGTGCCGGGCTGCCCCAGAAGTCCAGGTGAAAGGTCTCGATGCGGAAGGCCAGGGCTACGCAGAGGATGAACAGGGCGATCGGCACCACCTTGGCGAGGGTCACGATGGCGTTGGTGATCGCCGCGTTGTGCACGCCGTGGAGGACGAAGGCATGCATCAGCCAGAGCACCGTCAATTCGCCGAGCAGCGCCGGCCAGGTGGTTCCGTCGCCGAAGAAGGCCAGCGCGCCGAACGAGCCGAGGGCGCTGAACAGCACCACCAGGTAGCCGGCGTTGCCGACCCAGGCGGAAATCCAGTAGCCCCAGGCGGCATTGAACCCCAGGTATTCGCCGAAGCCTTCGCGGGCGTAGCCGTAGACGCCGTCGTCCAGTTCGGGGCGGGTGGTCGACAGCCACTGGAATATCCGCGTCAGGGTCAGCATGCCGACGAAGGTGATCGCCCAGGCGATCAGGATCGCGCCGGCGCCTGCGCCTTCGGCCATGTTCTGCGGCAGGCTGAAGATGCCGCTGCCGATGATGCCGCCCACCACCAGCGCGGTCAGCGCCGGCAGCCCCAGTTTTCCCTTGTCCGAATCGGCCATGTGGCACCTCCGAAACTGCATCCGGTATGTCGCACCAGGCGCAGGCGGAGCCTGCGCCGGGGTGCGACGGCGGGAGGCGGCGGGG